AAACGTGTATAAAGATTTTAAGTCACTTATGATTACAAATGTCCTCGTATAACGTCGAACCTTGCAACTTCAAATACCGTGTATCTTCCCTCGAGAAGGTTGTTGATGGAGACACGATTGATGTCAATATTGATCTCGGCTTCGATGTTTGCACGAAACAACGTGTACGTCTTTTGGGCATCGATACCCCTGAATCTCGCACTTCGGACCAGGAAGAGAAGAAGTTTGGTCTCCTCTCGAAGAAGAAGCTCAAAGAGTGGTGTCTAAAGGCGGTCGCATCTGAGAAGGATGATATCGAGATCGAACTCAGATGCCCCGAGGCTGACTCTAGAGGTAAGTTTGGTCGAGTACTTGCTGAGGTTTGGGTATGTGAGGAGGGTATCTGGACCAACGTCAACAAGTGGATGTGTGACAATGGGTATGCCGTGCCATATGGGGCTGAGAACAAGGCTCTCGTCCAAGATCTTCACATGGCCAATAGGGAGAAAGTGAGGGATCAGCTGTAAGGATACTTCCTCACCCATAAATTACAAATCCATTTTTCACCAGACTTTACAGGTTTCCCACCATGTAAAGCCTTGGACGTACCGAGTTCATAGTTATCAAGTATATCGAAGAAGAGAGCATCACCCGCATTGAGTTTATATTGATTACCCAAATTGGGGAATTCAGTCTCACCACCTTCATATTCATCGTTAAGTGCGAGAATGAAGGTGTATAGACGAGGGTTACTACCATCGTTTATTGAATCTTGGTGAGGATTGTAATACCCACCAGGTTTGTATCGAAGTACCTGAAGTTTTTCACAGTTTTTGATGGGTCTATCGATGTACTTGAGACATCGATGAATAACCGCATCTACGACTGGATCTTCACGACCCAACCAAGCAGTTTCACTTTTACGAACGGATTCATCCAATATTCTATCTGTTGAAACAGTTGATGGTTTTAATTCTTTACTCGCCATTTCCATGATATGTTTGCGTTCCTGAGGTGTGATGAAATCATGGAATACTCTGGGTCGTTGATACACTGGTAATAGGAAAATGACCAACAAGATCAGAAACAACAAAAGTATCATCTTATTGTATTCATATAAAAATATTTCGAGGAAGTCTACAATTATATCGTTTTCGAATCGTTTCGAAAATTTCATTTCCATAATCAACAATTTTTTTCAAAAGATCAACAATCTCATCATGCCTTTCGGGATCGATAACATATTGTCGAAGAAGGTCACCACCCGTATTCGCCATCATCTCATAAATATTAGAAAGATCCCGACTTTTGTCTTTGAATTTTTCTTGACGTTGTAAAAAGTTTTTAAAATCATTCTCATCGATATCGTTAAGCATGTACGCCACACGAAGATTTATATTATCAATTGGTGTCAAATCGATATACATATTTTCACGTTCCATTTGATGTACAATCATAGCATACTGGAGTATTTCATTCGTCGCTCCAATTTCACGAAGCTCTCTAAAAGATGGAACACCACCACATGGAATGTCTCCGTGTTCCCGAGACATCATCGTCTTCTTTTTGAACTCGATGAAATGTGGGTTGTGTATCCGCCCCATCTCAATTTCACCCGTTCGCCAATTGAATGCTGTATGACAAGAGATGCACCACATCTGGGCACACCCACTCGTTTTATGTATTACAGTACCGCATTTAGGGCACGATTTACTATCCTTATTGAGTAGTTTCATAGTTTTTACAGTCTCAGGATCACACTCATGTCCAGGTACGAGTGGTTCATTACAATCTTTACAATAATTCTGTGTACACAATCCACAGTACCATTCTTCATTCAGAAATCCTTTACACTCTTCCACGGGACACTGACGCACAAATTTTCGAGGTTCATTATCTATGAACGTTCCACCATTTCTCAATTCTTCCAAGTGTCGGTATGTATTTTCCATTTCCCTGTAAAGTGTTCGAATTTCTGGTGGCAATGGAATTTCAACTTCAAATGTTCGATAACGATGATGAAGTTCTATGAGATCTTCTTTTTGTCGGCGAATGATCCGCCGTAATCGACGCATGTGTTGGATTCGTTCAACCTCGGGTTGTGTTTCGGGCATACGCGCTCGCTCTCTCTCGAAGAGAACATTCTCACGATGACGCTTCAATTCTGTATTTCTGAAATACTTGGTACAGAATGAATCTACAAATTCTCGATTCCACAATGTTTTACACCCCATACAATGTGGATCTTCAAATGACTCGAGTATATATCTTTGGGAACAGGTTCTACAACTCGTTAAATCACAAAAAGGACACTTAACTTTTTTGTGATTTATCTTGTTTAGTTTTTCACAACAAACATCACAATTTTCCATTAATTTAAAGGTACATTATTTCTTTAATTACAATTATTGACAGTCTACAAAAAGCCCAATCATCTCTTTTCTATCGTCTCGATCGTAGATACTTTGAGTAAAAAATAAAACATGCTCAGCATCGGTGTACGCATATCGAGACCCACGATACTTTTCATAAATTTCAGAAATCTCAAGTACATTGTTATCACACCATTCCAGCATATCTTCATTTGACATGTCACGGTGAAGACCTCGTTCGATGTATTCGACGACTTCGTCACTAAGAGGCATGTCTGTCACAACGGTGCAATCGTCGTCCATGATTATAGTCTCTTGTTATATTCATTTTTCCACATTGACTTAGGTTTCACAAGATTATTGTATGCCTCTTTCGCATTTTCGTACGCTTTTTTGACTTGACCGAGGGTAGTCGCTGTCGAGATTCTACCTTTGAATTTCCTCTTCTTCTTTTCCCAATCTTCACGTACCTTATTATTTGTACCCTTTGCCAACTTCCTCATTTCGGTGTTTATCTTAGATGTATAACTACCTCTTTCACCGATAGTTGGTCGTCTGCTATTTTCTTTCTTTTTGAGAGCTTTATCAGCCAGATTCAGAACATTGTTCGCAGCGTTCAATTGTCTTGTCACAATGTTCTTCTTCTTAGCCTCTCTTTCCATCTTCCGTTTAGCCGCATTTTCAGCTTCCTTCTTTCGTTGGGCTTCCTTAGCCTCTTCTTTCAGTCTCTTTTCCTTTGCAATTTGATTCTGTATAACCTTATTCGCAGCGACTGCCTCGTTCCTAACCGCTTTCATCTTATTGAGATTTTGGTTTTTGAAAGCGCTGTTAAGTCGACCCTTGAACATGGTTTTCTTGTTTCGAGGTAATTGCTTGAGTGAATTGATATCAGAAATTAACGGTTGCTTATTTTTATTGGTAAGTTTGGGCACCTCAAATATAGGGTTATTCTTCATGGTTGGTTGAAATAATGGATTTGGTTTCATGTTTGGTTTCTTGACATTGTTGTTGTTAGAGTTTGAATTGGGGTAAATATTATTAGCATTTATCCGTAACATTGGTCGAGATTGATTTTCAAAGATGATGCGACGTTTAACTTCATCATCACTGAGATTCATGACACGAGCGAGATGTCCTCGTTTCTTCAGAGGTCCGATAGTACTATTGTTAATCTCACGACGAAGCTTTATTTTTGCTTCAAGTCTTTTGAGAAGTTCACCAACTTCCTTCGAACTACGAGTTTCATCAATAGCTTTTTCCCACCCTCGTCTATATTGACCAGTCACTCCCTTGACTGCTTTTAACACACTATTCTTCAATTTTGTTTGTGTGTCTAATAAACGTAATTCACTATTTATAAGGTTACGGAGAGGTTTGATGTTTGTACCAGGCCTCTCTATCTGTTTGATGTAACGGTTTTTACTCGATTCGGGTAAAGATGATTTCATCACATAATTTTTAAGATTTAAGTTTTCCATAGCTCGAGCTGCATTGAAGTTATTATCTTCTTTGGGTTCAGCCCTCTTACGACGAATTTCTTCACCCGCCAAGCGCTGTTCCGATTTCCTTTTACCCGCTTTCTTCGCTTTGTCAATTTTTTCAGCTTCACGTTTAATGCGATCTATATCCGTCGTATGATTCTTAACTCTATCCATGAATTTGGTTCTCTGATCGATGGTCAAATCGGTGAGTCCATCAAGGAATGTTCGTAATTCTGTTTGCTTTCGGGCGAATGTATCACGTTTGTTTTTGATTTCCTTGTTCATCTTCTGTATACTGTTTTCCAAATCGCCGATATCAGTGTTGACCTTGACACGGTTGATGAATCGATTTTTATCCTTATTGTCCAAACTCGTCTTTTTCATGATGTCACGGAGTCTCTTCTTCTTCTTGGTGACAATTTCTGCGTTTAGAGACATCCTTCTTTTATCAGCTTCCTCCTTCACTTTCTCTACCGTGAGAAGACCATCCCTGAAATTTTTGATGAGCTTTTCCCCGTCTTTACCCAGTTCCTTCGATGATACATAGTTGATGACGGTTTTTTCAGTCGCTTTTCTCGACTTAGCCGTTGCATTCAGGCGTTTAGCTGAGAGGGTGACCTGATTGAGATTGATACCAGACTTAAGATTTGTTCGTAACTTACTCTTGTTATTCTCAGAAATATTCGAAAGATTTTTCAAAATATTTTCCAATTTTTCTTGGTCACGAGATTGTTTCAATTTGGAAGCATCATTTTTAGACGAAACGAGTGTTTTATTCATAGATTGGTTGAAGACGTTCACAATTTTGTTTCTATTCTCACCCGAAAGACCCAAGTTATTTATGTAACGCACAAGTTCCTCACGCTCACTAGTACGACTCTCGTTCTTTCTTTGTTGAATAAGAGTTTTGGCGTTTGTCTCAAACGACTCTATGTTACCTGGTTGTTTATCGTATTTGGCGAGTACAGAATTTTTATTTTCTTGGCTAAGGTTCAATGGTTTCAAAATATTCTCGAGTTTTTTACGGTTAGCCGCAATTTTCTCGACGTTTCGAGTCTTCTTAAGAGCGTTTGCTTTTTGTTTCATTCCATTCAAATTCTTAGTTGTGTTGAATTCAAACATAATAGAATTACGATCCTTCACGTTGAGATTGAGAGTTTCATTGATGTATTTATAAAGTTCTTGTTTTTGACCTTCAAATTTTTGTTTCACGAGATCACCCTTGAACTTCTGAACATTCTCCAATATATTGCCCAAAGAATTGTTTTGATTTTTAAACTTTTGTAAGAAACGGTTCTTGTTTTCTTGGTTCAAATTCTTAATGACTTCTTCAAGTTTTTTAAGATCTTCTTGTTTTTTACTTCCGATGAGACCGTTAAGTTTATTCTTGAGCTTCTGTACATTGTTCATTGTCTTTATCGCATTCAACTCATTTGAGATGTTAATGTTACGATTGAGTGCACGACGAGACAGATTTTTCTTGTTTTTGTTAATATAAGCCTGATTGATTTTAGCGTTTATGTTCTTCACATTGTTTGGTGTTTTAATTGTATTCACATTTATGTTCAAATTTAATTTGTTCTCTTCACGAGCCTTTCTAATACGCTCGGTCAGACGGTTCTTTTCACCCGAGATATTCTTGAGCTTTTTGGCCTTTTCACGCAAAATACCCATGTTTCGGGGATTAAGATTGAAGTTCTTCATGACTGTCTCGACATCATTTGCTGCGAGTTTGAGATCATTTTGGAGATATCTGCGAAGTGCGATTTCTTTCTCTTTTTTAAACTCCTGTGCACGTTGAGATGCTTTGTTTTTGACATTAATTACAGTCATGTTCGTGTAATAGTCCCAGTCGTTCAAAATAGCTTGACGATCCTCATTTTTTAAGTTGTATTTGTTCAAAACTTGCGTGATATTCGAAATTGTTTCTCTCGACTTTTTTCTCAAATATTCTTCAACATTTTTCTCGATGGTACTGATGTTGGAATTTTTCGTGATTTTATTGTAAAATTGTTTCCGATCAGCGACTGGAACTTTCTTTTCGTCGAGAAGTTTGGTGAGTTCGAGTCTCTTCTTTTTGTCCAAAATACCATTTGCCATCTGACGGCTATCATTTAGACTGAGATTTCGAGACACGACGATTTGAATATCACTGTTATTAAGACCCAAATTCCTCATGTATTTTGTAATTTCTTCCTTTTTGGCACTCTTCTTAGATACGATGGCATTTTCAATCTGTCTCTGAACATTCTTGAGATTTTTGAGTGTTTTGACGGCAGTCACCTTATTCATAAAATCATTCTTCACATTGGCGTTGATGATTTTATTCGAGAGTGCATTTCTTCCCTTATTAATCACACGCTCTATAGCATCGTCAACTTTACGATTCATATCCTCGATCTTCTCGACGGTGTTCAATGGGGTTGTATTTGTGTTGAAATTAAAAACGACGTCAAAACTTTTAGCCTCGTCAATCTTATTAGAAAGTGTTCGTTTTTTACTATTGAGATCACCCTTCGCAGCTACCTCTTTATTGATGGCAGCTTTTATGTTAGTGAGGGAGATGTTAGAATTCTTGAAGCGTTGAATGAACTTCGCTTTATTAATATTGAGTGGTTGGAGATATTGTTCGAGTTCATCTAGATTTTTTGAACGCTTTTCGTCCTTGATTTTCTGAACTTCGGTATTAATCTCTTTACGAAGTTCCGTTAGATTGGTGTTATTGAGATTGATTTGGCGCACGAATGCATTCTTTTTGTTTTGGGACAAAATTGAAATTGTATTGATGTATTGTTTGAGTTCATTTCTTCGCTCGGCTAATTGTTTAGCTTGTTTTCGTTTTTCTTCATTTTTCTTGGCAGCGCCCAGATCATTTATTTTTTGCTGAAGTGGAAACAACTTGTTAACATTGTTGACATTGGTGATGTTCTTGGAAACGTTAATCTCCAAAGACTTGGCTCGGTTGGATAATTTAGTTTTACCAGCGTTGATGATGCGAACTTTCATGGCGTCAAGTTCATTGTCATTTTTTATTTTGAATATGTTGGACTGTAAGTTCGTGTTCAAATTCAGATCAGATGCGATCTTCGAAAGAGCTTGAACTTTCTCTGCGAAAGTACCCTTAACTTTCTCAGCTCCAGCCGTTCTAATTCTCTCTTCAAGACCTGCAACACCATTTAATGTACTGAGTCCCGATACATTTATGTTGACATCGAGTTGTTTAGCGAGAGCATTAAGTCTTTGTTTTTCAGTTTTTAATTTTTCGGCATTCCTGCGTTTTTTGAGATTTTCGGCTTGTTCAACGAGTTTACCAATGTTTCGATTTCCGTTATCAAACTTACCCATGATAGTATTCTTATCTTGTGCATTCAAACCAAGTGCGTTAAGGTTTCGAACGAGACGAGTCCTCACATTTTCAGTTTGGCCACGGGCTACATCTTCTTCCCGTTGTTTAGCTGCACGCTTGATAACATTTATACTTTCACCTCTATTAAAACGAGTGATAAAGGCATTCTTATTTGTTTGATTTATTTTTAAAGGGGTGAGATACGTGAGAAGATTTTGTTTTATAGTTTCATTTTTCTCTCTAATTCTCTGTTGAACCAATTTATTAGCACGATTTTTTAAAACGTTTAGATTTGTCTTATTGTCTATGAGATCTTGGAGACTTTTTTTGTCTGCATCAGAAAGTTTTACATTCGCAATCATGTCCATGAATTTTCTTTTCTGTTCGGAAATGTACTTTTCTTTGTTAATTAAACTAGGTCCTTGAATAACCACTGGGCCTTCATTCAAGTAGTATCCAGTTCCTTGGTTTCCCGTTTTAAATACATATCCCTTTTTAGCACCCGTGAATGTATCAGACTTGATGAATGTTTGCTTAGGTTTTGGTTTGAATATCGATTGTATAGGTTTTTTAACGGCGCTCACCCGGCCGTTAAGAAATTTTGGCCTTTGTCCTTTCATGAATAAACCACCCTTTGGGAAATTCACACGAGTCGTTGGTGTTTTCACGGTCGTGTTCCTTTGAACGTTGTTCCTTTGAACGTTGTTCCTTTGAACGTTGTTCCTTTGAACATTGTTCATTTGAACGTTGTTCTTACGGTTGGTGTTGTTCATCACTGCTGTGTTGTTCATTTGGACATTGTTCATTTGGACATTGTTCTTCACTGCTGTGTTGTTCATTTGGACATTGTTCTTCACTGCTGTGTTGTTCATTTGGACATTGTTCGTTTGAACATTGTTCATCACTGCTGTGTTGTTAAATACTTCTTTCCTGACTGGAGTGACACGCCTCGTTCCAATCTTCACGGGTTCGTGAATTTTCATGTACTTCAGACGCTTACCAATGGAGTCGATCATTTGACTTTTTGTCATCTGATCTAACTGCTTTAGTCCAACTTTACGTGCGACAATCTTGATCTCGTTCCGCTTAGACGATGAATCAAATAAGATATCATAATCATTGGGTTTGAGTGGCGATTTTTTGTCGACAAGGTAGGTCTTGTTGGAGCTCATGATCAAAGGTGGGAGAGGTAACTTCCCCGCCTTAATATCATCGTAGACCTGACATGTTTGTTCTTTTGTCAGTTTAATGGTGTGTCCTGTATTCATCTTGATGAGTTTTTTTAGGACATCTAGATCTGCGTCTGGATCACAAACCTCTATCATATATTGTAAACTGATAAAAAAAGTGTTATGTCAAATATCCGATACTATACAATCGTAGTTTTTCTTCATAATTCATATTGAAATCAAACACATCTGTGTCACCCACATTAATTTCTACGATTTCTATGGGTGTGTCGTACTGCACACGATTAGATAGTGCCGAGCGAACCAGTGTCTGTACAAATTCTTTAGGAGTTTGTATATCTTCTTGGTACATACGATTCATTTTAATTTTTATACATGTAATTTCGTGTGGTTTTTTATCAAAAAAAGGCGTCAATGGGTATTCTTCTTTCATCCCACCATCGACGTACGTCTCGCCTTTATATTTGCCACACGCAAATATGAAAGGTACAGCCATACTCATACACACTGCGTCTATTACCTTCATATCTGGGTGTGTATCTTTAGAAAAGTAAACAGTTTCAGACGTGTTCATGCAAAATGCTGAAATGTATATTTTCATTTCAATCTCTTCGAATGTGGGATCTCCTCCACAAATTTCAACCAACTTTTTACGAATAGGTCCCATATCAACAAAACCAAATTTGTTAAAAAATGACCCTAAACGTATTTTAACAAAGTTGGGGATATTTAATGATAAAGATGTTTCTAATATTTCATCCACGGACATCCCAACTGCTAAAAATAAAGCTAAAATTGCACCCGCTGAAGAACCTGAAATTTCTTTCACATCTGCGAGTGAAGATTCTCTCGCCTTCAGAGATCCAATGAGAGAGTATATTCCCATGGAAGCTGGACCGAGGACGAGATACTTCATCTTCTTACTTAATAGAATTGAGGAAATTGACGACGTAATACCGCAAAGATTACCGCAAATACGATCGCATGAGTCAACGCAGCGGGGAGGCTGGTCTGACCAGAGCGGAAGACACCACCCGAACCAGGGGGGAGAGTGAGAAGGAGACCGGGGCTGAGAGCCAAGAAGAGCGCGGTGGTCACTAGAAGATCGGTCTTGGTGAGCACGAGACCCATCGCACGAGCGATGAGACTGTACACGAGGAAGAAGACCAGCGCGTGGAAAAAAACAGCCATCTGGTTAGTCTTACCATTCGCAAACTTGACGTTCTTACCAGCGGTGGTCACGAGGACACCAGGGCTGAGCGCAAGAAATAAAGCAGCGGGGATGGCAACCTTCTGGGAGGTAATATCGGGGAGCATTTAATATACACGCATATAATTTTTTGTAAAATCTAGGAAGTGGTAAAATGTGGCACCTCGCATCATTTCTTCGTGAAGATTATTATCATCTACGATTCGCCTGAGATTTCGCCAAATGTAGAACAATTCATCGGCATATTCACCTTCACATCGCTCCTTATATGGATCGTGTTCGGTATAACAAAATTCAACAAAATCACAAAACTCTCCTGTATGTACCAACCCAGCATCATACAAGAGTGTCCTGATCGTATTCCACATGTACCTGAGTTCATCTGAGTATTCGACTTCCCAGTCTTCGATATTCAGAGGAGTGTTGTCGTTAAATTCATCGTCATCACTGACTTCATTCTCAAAGCCAGTAGACGCTTCGTAAATATATTGGCTCCAGACCATGATGTCTTACTTATCTTCCTTAGGGGGCTTATCCTTTATACCAGTTAGGGAGAGAGAGGTGGACTCTTTCGTCTTAAGTCCGTCTTTAATGGCATTGAGGGCGCCCTCGACCTTCGTCTCGTCACCACCGAAGAACGTCATGAGACCGTCCTTGATTGCATCCTTGTTCATCCCAGCCTTCCTGACGGTTTTACGGATACTAATCTTACCCTTCCTGAGGTTAATAGTGTCGATGCCCTGATCGACCATGTGCTTCTTTACCGTCTCCTTAAGGCGCTTCTCCTCCTGATTGAGGACCTTAATATCGGATTTCGCCTCTGCTAATTGTTTTGTGAGCTCTACCAGCTTAGATACATTCTCGGAGAGATCAGGTGCAACAGTTGTCATGTTTAATTATATACTTCTACCTTCAAATCTTTAAGCGCACAAACCACGCTGCATAAGATCGGGGACGATGGTGGAGTTGTTCCACACGAAGGGATCCTTGGGGTTGGGGGGATCCTTGCGAATCTGCTGGTTCGCGTTGCGAAGGGCACCACCGACAGTCTCGGGGAAGCCGATCTGTTTACGGGGCTCG